AAATTATATACATGAAGTTTACCGTCATGTATAACGGTACTAAATTTACCGTTAGAATCATTACGAATAATCTCTACCTTATCTGCACTAAAATCTAACTTATCTGTTCGTATATTTTTACCAAAAGTTACTGGTGGTCTTTTCCGTAACCCTGTAACTGGATCACTGTAAGCATTTACTTGAACTTCAGACTGACCTGCCAAGCGTTGAGCTGGAGGTTGCTGGCTTACACCTTGTACAAAATTAGGTATGGCTTGTGTTATTAGAGGCATTATAAAAGATTGTAATTACGATTATGTCCTACTCGTTGTGCTACATCAGTAGAATCTAAAATATTATACTGTCCAAGCTCTGCTTCTTCTTGTTCCATCAAGGATCTGAAACGAGCTTCTTCTTTTCTAAACTTTTCTACTTCTGTAGCATTGACAGGATATGTCTCAACAAACTGTAGTAAAGTATAACTTTGTACCCAGTTTTCAAACAACGGAGCAATACCATTACTTTGATGTAAATCCATTGTCTGACCGACTTCTACCGTGTATTCACCGTTAAAGGAAGTTGATTGGTTTTCATCTAAATCTAAATCTACAAGAATATTATAATCTTCACCACTTTCTGTATGAGTTTCGTATCCTAACTGCTTACCGTCAATTCTATAGTAAGTATAGGTGTTGTATGTTCTTCCTCCTCCTATTACAAACCCACTACTTAAAGGTGCTTTTAATCTACCGTTACTATCCGCAGTAAGCTTAATAGTTCTACGAGTCCATGATAATTTTCTTTCACCTAAAGTGTATAGATTGTTTAAATAAACATCATATAACCATCTAGTGATTGGGCTTTTGTTTGAAGTTATAGCATTACCGTATCCTAATTTTTGATACATCTCTACTGCCCAGTAACCGTAGCCACCTGTTCTAGCAGTAGGTAAAGCTACAGCAGTTGTATTACTGAGTTGATGTTGACTAAACGAATCAGCTTCTTCTAACATAGAAAGTTTTTTGTAAGCTGGTGCTGCTGAAAAGTCTGATTCCTTAACACCCATCATTCTAAACGAATCTCTTTTATCATGATATCTAGGATTATTGCGTTGATCGTAAAAGATATTACTAGTTAGTACACTTGTACCTTTGAGAACCGCTAGGTAATCATTCTCAGCGGTAATTATGTACGCTGTTTCACCTGTTATGCGTGACTCTTGAGCTTCAAGTAAATCTGTTTCTTCTTCTAATTTCCTTTGAACTCTTGTTTCAGTATTTCTTTCAGCATTGGTCTTTGCAGTCTGTGCGTCTACTTGTAATTCTTGAGCTACAAGTAAATCTTTTTCAGCAGTACGCTTAGCAGTCTCTTCTATTTCCGTAAACTTCTGTTGTGTAACTAAAGCTTCTTGATCTTTTACTAACTCTGTCTCAGCATCAGTTTTAAGTTCTTGAGCTTGGAGTAACTCTCCTTCTCGTTGTACCTTAGTGGTATTTTGTGCTTCTGTTGAGGTTTGTTGCGTTACTAAAGCTTCTTGGTCTTCTATTAAAGCTGTTTCAGCTGTTACCTTAGCTGTTTGCTGTGCTTCTGTCAGAGCTTGCTGTGTCACTAGAGCCTCTTGATCTGCTATCAAAGCTGTTTCAGCTGTAGTTTTAGATGCTTGCTGATCTACTAATAGTTTTTCAGCGTCTACTTTCAACTCTTGAGCCAATAATAAATCTTTCTCAGCTGTTCGTTTTGTAGTTTCTTCTGCCTCTGTCAGTGCTTGCTGTGTTACCAAAGCTTCTTGGTCAGCTATGAGAGCTGTTTCAGCTGTAGTCTTAGCTGCTTGCTCATCTACTAGTAGTTTCTCAGCATCTGTTTTTAACTCTTGTGCAGTTATTAAAAGAGCTTCTTTTTGTGTTTTAGTTCCTTGTTGTATTTCTGTGGTAATTTGTTGCTGAACCAGAGCTTCTTGATCTTTAATCAACTCGGTCTCGGCATCAGTCTTTAGTTCCTGTGCATCTATCAGAGCTTTCTCAGATGTTCTTTTATCTGTCTCTTGTTGTTCTGTTAAAAATTGTTGTTGCAGTAAATCCGTTTCTTCATCTACTCGTAACTTCTGTGCGTTGACTAACTGAGTATTATTAACCTCTGTAGCCATTCTTAGATAACCTAGTTTTTCTTCTACAGTACCAGCAAGGAAGTCAGTCTTCTCTATTCCTAAATTAGTAATACTATCTGGAAGTTTAAACTGAGCTGCTAGTCTAGCTGTGGCATCTACTTGTTGTAAGTTAGCGTACGAGAACGCTTCTTCAGCTGCACTGAAAGTGTGTAAAGTCTCATCCGTAACATACCTAGCTTGTAATACTCTAGCAGCACGAATTGTAACATAGCGTTTGAACGAGACAGTGTGTACAGCATTCCAATCATATTTATTGGAAGTTATATCTATACCTTCTACTGTACCAGTTGTAGCTTGGAAATCCCATCCTCTATTTTCAACATCAATAGTAACTTCTTTAAGTAAATCTGAAGTGATTTGTACAATACGATTTGTATTTGTATTAACAGTTACTTTACCGCTTGCATCTCCAGTTGTAGGTTGTTCTCCGATTGCAGATAAACAGATGTTTACTGAATCCACGAAGGTTAGATCATTTTTCTCAGCCATGTTTTATATAAAGTTAAAAAAAAAGCTGGAGGTCACGAAGTGTGACCCCCAACTATGTTAAGAGTTATTGTACTTCAACGCAGCACTCTGGGCGGATAACTCCGTGACCCATAGCGTATTTAGCTACGAACAATGTACCTTGTCTTTCCATCTGATACTCAGACTCTGTTGCCAAGTCAAGTAATTTGACTGTACCAACACCAGCTTTGTGACCAGCTATGAAACCAGTAGATGATAAGTCACCATTGTAACCAGTTCCGTTATCAGAACCAGAATGGTTAACATCAAACACATCGTTCTTTGCTTTATCATCGTCTTGATCTTGGTTAGCTTCAGCACCGAGTGTAATGATATCTTGTAAGTGGTTAGACTTGTACAATGAGATACCAGCGATTTGAGGGATGTTACCACTAGCGATAGAACCAACACCACCGAAGTCACGATTAAGAGCGTTATTAGATGACGCATCTGTGATTAACTTGTAGTATTGTGTTGGTGTTAAGATAGCATAACGATCCTCAGTTGGTATATCTTTCTCGTCAAGCTTCTGAGCTACCTCATAGATAGCTTCTAACAAGCCTTCGCCAGTGGTTAAAGTAGCACTAGTAATCTGTGTACCACCGTTACCACCAGTGATTGTTGAGTTTTGTCTAGCACCAGCGATGAGTGTTTTCATCACAGCGATGTCAAAGCGTTTAGCTAAAGCTTTACCAAGCTCTTGAGCGTAAATGCTACGGACATCGTAGTGTGTTTTTAACTCGTCAATGTTCGCTAGGAATGTTGAAGCAAGAAGAACATCGTCAATTGAGATTGTGATTTCATTCTTCTTGATGTCTGATAAATAGCTATTGTCGCTATCAGCAATGTTTTCACCTGCTGTATGATATTTGGCAGTAGCTATGCCTGTTGCTGGGAACTGTGCAGTTTTACCGTTACTGATTGTGCGAACTGTGTGAAGCTCCTTCATCACATTTGCTTCTTCAAATGTGGTTAGGATCTCACCAGAGAACACTTTCAGAAACAAAGCATCTACATCTGAGTTCACAGCACCAGAGTTAATTAAGCCAACTCTGGATGGGCTTGTGTTTCCATTTGCCATGGTTATTGTTTCCTTTTATTTAGGGTTATTATTTATTAGTGTGTTGTTTGGTGTCCTTGTCTACATTTGCTGACCTAATGTTATCCTCCTCAAAGGGCATTGTGCTACTAGTATTATGGACGAAATTCTATTTCTTGATACGCAACTTTACACGAGCCTTCTTAGTATTACTTACGAACTGTTTACCTTTAGCTCCTTCTCGTTTCTTTTTCTTTGCTGTTGCTGCTCTATCACCTTTAGAGAGACTTCTAGCTTTTGACATTGGTAGACATCTGTCTGGATTCTTTTTGTTTTTGCTAGTGCCACAAGGACCTTTGATGTTACCATCAGTCCCAATGCGAACCCAGTTCTGTCTTCTCCACTTAGCTAACTCTCCCATTACTTCTTCTTCTTAACTGAAAGTTTCTTTCTTTTCCCATATGTTGGGGACTTGCAATATTTTGACGCTGCCATATTAGCATACGCTGATGGATACTTATCAAAGGTACGCTTTGCCCAAGCGATACCAGCAGGACATATTTTAGCCATTACTTACCGTATTTAACTTTTAGTCCTTTGCGTTTAGCTGAAGCTTTAGCTTTAGCCATTCCTTCTTTAGTATATGAATATTCTTTTTTACCTACCTTTGGCATTGTTTTTCCCTTTCTTTAGTGTTAAAGATTTACGCATACATTTAGCACAACCACAACCTTTCATTAGCATTTCCACTTTCTAAGTGCTAGAGCTTTACGAGTTGGTCTACCTTTTGAATCTTTCATAGGTCCTTTAACCCCACTCATCCTTGCACAAAAAGACCGCTTCCTTGGTCCTCCCTCTGGTTGCGGTCTCTTTAGGTTTGAGCCTGTCTTACGGTTGTAATATTTTCTACCAGCTTCAGAAAGACCACCAGATTTATTCTTGTGTTCTTTACGAAGCGACACACCCTTTCGTTTGCTCATTATTTATTTAATGTACTGCTTCCAAAATAAAATCCTATTATTGCATATAAACTTTGAATTACTGAATCGTGGATCAATAGACCTTCTTGAGTCTCGTACACCATTGTACTAAAGATCCACCAACCTTTCTCTACAGGAATGGTTACACCAATATCTGTAAAGGCTATTATGAATGGTGCGACAACGATAGCAAACAGAACGGTTGCTACAATCCCTCGTCTTACCCATTGACCAGCTGTTCTTTGAGCCGCTCTGTCGGCTGAGTCGTCAGCAGCTTGCTGAGTCTCTATCTTAGATTTCT